ATTGATAATCCTTACTGGGATCGGATGTGACACCATCCACGAATAAAGCGTACTTAGAAAGGTCAACGGTATGATCTGTGTAATTTATATTAGGTTGTTGATCGTTGTGTGTGTTGTAGTCTCCAGACATTTTTAAAACTTAAACTCGGCAAATTTCTTTGTTGTTTTATCTTCTTCATTATACTCTACATCCTGTCCACTGTCAAGCAAGTCATCCTGTGCTTGTTGTTCACAGTCATATAGTCTCATCTTGGTTCGATCAACTCCAATCACAAATCTTCGATTGTAAGTCGGATCATTGTATCTGTTCTTTAATTGTTTGACCATTATCTGCCCCAACGCTTCGAGTTCCTCAGTAGATATAAGAGCAAACATAAGATCAGCAGTGGCTGGAAGACCAAAGGACTCACTTGTGTCAGTAAGATCGACATCACTACTACCATAGCCAGAGCGAGTCGTCTGAGTAGCGGAGACGATAGGTACATTAGCTTCAACTGCAAGACCCCTGAGCTCTTCAGCAATCGCCTTAATATAGGAATACGAGTTAACATTTGATCCAGCCCTGTAACGTGATGATGCACATATGTTTAGATAGTCTATGAATATTATATCAGGTTTGAAAGATTTTTTCAAGGCTAATTCATTAAGTAAAGCCTTGAAGTGACCTGAGTGTGCAGATGCAGTGGGATACTCTTTGATAATAAGTGACCCTTGTGTTTTCTTTGCAAGATTAGTTACCTTGCCTTCAAAGATTGGTTTTGGCAAATCAACAATTTCTTGTATGTTTACATTTAAAAGATTTGCATCTATACGTTCTGCAATCTTTTCCTCTGCCATCTCTAATGTTATGTATAAGACGTTCTTTCCTTCTAAAAGAACAGAACTAGCATGATGACACATAAACAGAGATTTACCAACCCCAGTGCCTGCAAGTGCAATATTGAGCGTCTTGTTTGGAAGACCTCCTTTTGTAATCTTATTAAAGTATTCAAGGTCGAATTGAATTCGACTTTCTTTCCTGTTGTAAAGTTCGTATCTTTCTTCATAGTCCTCTAAGTAATCGTGGCCTACATTACGATTAAAGGAAACAGATAGTGCGTCTGATAGAATTGTTGGTATTGCATCTCGATTCTTTTTGTCATCTTGTCCATCTGCTATCTTGATTGACTCCATCAAAGCTAGATAGATTGCTCGGTCTCGACACCATTTCTCTGTTGTGTCACTTAACCATTCAAAGTCACATTCAATATCTTCCAGTTCATTTATCGTTCCGTATATTTTTTTGACTTCATCTTGTGTGATATCACGTCTGTCTTCAATCTCAATCTGGAGTACTTCTTTTGTTATCAAACTATTGTACTCTGCAGCATATTTAGTAATATGCTCAAATAAAACTCTCTCACATCTATCATTAAAGTATTCTGGTTCAACAAAAGGCAATACTTTTCTAAGGTATTCTTCGTTATAAATTAAATTTCTTAGGATAACTTTTTCAATACGATCCATTTAAACATAATGAAAGTAAGTGGTCAAAATATACTTTGTACCTGATTTAACTGATAGTCCAGCATGAGGGAATGTCCATAGACAAGGAAAGATTAAAACACTACCAGTCTTAGGGTGAATCATTTTACCATCAGCAAACTCTGTCTCTCCTCCAGTAAAATTATCATTAAGATAAACAAGAAAGGCAAGCCATCTTCTTGCTGATGCATAATCGGAAACGTCAACATGAGTATCAAATGAATCTCCAACATCATATTTTTTAATACGAAGTTCTTCAAATCCATATTTCTGAGGTAGTAAATCATCATAGTATCCTATGTCAGAGAGATACTTCATACCTATCTCAGAAAATTTTTTATACAGACTAGTATATTCTGGCAGATTACCAATATTTCTTTGATAGAAATTTGGTCTATGATTTCTTTCGATTCTTTCGTTTTCTTCGTCTACTAAACTTATTAGTTGTGAACATGTTGATTCAGAAAGAAAGTCATCATAGATTTCAACGAAGTCACTCTCCGTAACTAAATTCTTCATTCGATGCTTCTTCTAGTTTTTCCATTACTTCTTCCGTGAAATACTTATCAGGATCGGCCAGAATAGCAGAAGGATAAACGGAAGATTCACCAACAACAATTCGATTCCCCTTACGTTTGAAGACTCCATGCTTCTCACCCAGTTCCAATAACCCATAATATCTATCGAGTCCACGTTCGTCGTAATAAAGTCTAATCTCAACTTCTTTGTTCTCCTTACTTAAACGTGATTTATGAGTCTTTGCTTTGATAATGTTTCCAACGACTTCCTTACCATCCTTCTCCTTTTTTCTGCTGAGATAAATGATTGTAGATGCTGCGTACTTGAGACCGCTGCCTCCACCCATTTCTTTTGTAGGGAAATAAGAACCGATGACATCATAGGTATGGTTTGTGACGATTAGTGGAATATTGGCCTGACCAAGTTTGAGTGTGAGCATACGAAATGCACCTTTTACAAGTTGTGATTTGGTCATATCACGAACCTGTTTATCATCGAGTGCATCTTTAATCTCTTTCTCTGTTGAAAGCATACCTAATGAGTCTAACACAAACATACAAGGTTTGCGATCCTCTTCAGTTGTCTTTAAGTATATATCTACGGCCTTCAGTGCCTTACTACGAAACTCTTCGATTGTTACGACATTCACAACAACCAACCGTGTCGTATCAATTCCACGAGACTCCAGTAATCCTTTATTGACGGCTGCTTCAGTGTCAAAATAGAGACAATACCCATCAGGGTTAGTGTCCAAAAAGTTTTTGACAACAGCAAGCGAGAAATAAGTTTTACCAGTAGACGACTCACCAGCAATGGCAGTAATACGATTGCTGCTAACCCCGCCAAAAATAGACCCACTAATGAGTCCATTAAAAATGTAGGATCCTGTGTCAATGAATCTTTCAGTTTCGTCAATATCTGACGCAATCTGTGTGTATTCATCCCCTATCTCTTTTACTATTTCTTTTAAAAAGTCCATACTATGCTACGATGTCAAATACTTCTCTTAAAACTTTTTTATGAGGATATCCCTCATCCATCAAGAATTTCGTAAGTCTCAACTTTCGATGTAACTCATTACGAAATTGTCTTTTCATTGCATCTGGATGATTTGATTCATTCAATGCGTCCATTAATTCTTTTAGTTCTTCGTTGTCGATAGGTAAGTCCATTATACAAAAAATGATTCTAGGTTTACAGTTCTCTCAGCTTGCCATCCAATTGAGTCAAGAATGATCTTGAGAGGTTCAAGGAACGACTTCTCAAATTGTAGATCATAATCTATGTATTTGTCAAGGTTAAGTTCCTCTGGAAATTGTTGAATGAATGATATTACATTCTCTTGAATTGGATTTGGTCTCTTGAGATAACAAAATTTAATCTTCTCACCATTATTAATCAAAGAATATTTTTGTGTAAGTTTATTCTTCTTTACATAATGATTGAAGAGAAGAGCACCACGAGCATGAATCGGTGTTCCCTTTTCATAGATCGCATTCACACTCTTATACTTTTTCACATTACTTACTGTTCTTGGAAATGATATCTCCTCTGGTGGTAATGATCTAAAGTTTGTTCTACACTTCTCGATGAAGTCAATCACATCATCTTCAGTCTTTGTCATGATTAATTTAAGAACATCTTTAATCATGGTTCTACAAGGTGCAGGCGTTGAAGACTTAACTGCTTCAATACCCATCATCTTGAGTTTAGGTTCTGCGTAACGAACACCTTCACTATCCCAGACATTCAAGATGTATCTTTTCTTGGCAGTCCAGATTCCACGATCAGCAATGTTCTCACGTTTCATGAACATCTTCTGCTCGTAAGCGTTGACGTAGTTGGCCAACGCTTCATAAGAACTCGAAATATACTTTTCAAATTCCATCTCACAGATCTTGTTAAGGAACCCAACAACACCCTCAGTAGTCTTCTCTCGTTCTTTGTATATAACCTCGACCAGAGGGCCCAGATGCAAATAGATAGAATCGGTATCAACAGCAATAACATAATCTTCATCCTTTGTTTTGAGTATTTTGTTTAGATAATTATTCATCCGATCTTCAATCCAACGGATTGAAACCTGACCAGACAGAGTAATCGCTTCTGCATTTTCAAGTTTGTAATAACGAAAGTATTCGTTACCAATCGCACCATAAGCAGAGTTCAGTTGGATCTTACGAGCCATCTGAATGTTGTTGAATGTTGCGATATCTTTGACAAGTTTAGGATCTTTTGTATCCTCATACTTTTGTTTTGCAGCAAGCATCTTTTTCTTATACACAGTTCTTTCTGTGTATATCTTCTCCATAATCTCTGGTAAGAAACCACGGATGTCAGTGCGATACATTGCACCATTGGCACATACAGCACTATCCTTATAAAGTTGAAAGTCTATCTCTTCTTTAAGTATTCGATCAACTGTAGCTGTTGGGTGTTTGTCATCCTTGAGCGTCTCAGGGGAAATATTATATTGCATAAT